AAGAAAGACGGCGAATACGTTAAAACCACGATAACCCCGCTCAAGGGCGGCGCGGCCATGCGCTCCATCCCGTTCTATCTGTACTCCCCGCGCGGAGGACGGCGTGAGATTGAAGCAATGCCGCTTGCTGACCTGATCGACCTGCAACATGAGTATTACCAATGGGCGGTCGAGTTTGCCAACGCGTGTTTTGCGGTGGGCATTCCCACGGCGGCATTTTTCGGGTTTACGACCGAAGAGGTCGAGGGCTTAGTACTCGGTGGGCTCAACGGCATCCATGCGACCAACGAAAACGCCGACGCGAAATACCTAGAGTTTACCGGGCAGGGCCTGGACGCTCTCGCGGCGCGCGGCGTGTCCATCCTGACCAACATTGCAAAGTTCGGCGGGCGCATGCTCACCCAGGACAAGGCGGCGGCGGAAGCGGAAGGCACGGTACGCATTCGCGCATCGGCGGAGTCGGCAACCCTCGCAGACATGGCGCGGGCCTGCTCACGCATCACCACGCAGATGCTTCAAGAGGCGGAGGAGTGGGGATTCGGCGGCGGCAAGGCGGTCTTTGAACTCAGCACCGATTACATGGACTACCAGCCCGACCCGGCGATGCTCAAAGAGCTATCCGCGATGGTGGGGGCTAACCAGATGGCGCTGGCCGACTTTGTGGCCTACCAGAAGCGCTTGAACCTGATCGCTGATACCCGCACCGATACGCAGATACTTGCCGACCTCGAAGCGCAGAAAGAAGCGGGCGCGGCTGACGCACAGGCAAAGGCAGAGAACGCGCTGGCGCAGACGGCGGCGCGAATGGGCAAGGAGAAAGCGGCGTGAAGCCGGACGAATACGGCAACTTTGAGCGGGCCATGTTTGAGTCCGCTGAGTACAAAAAGACGTTTTCCTGCGCGTTTGACAAATGGAATTTTGCAATGAGCGAGCTATGGGCAAAGATTACGAAGCCCTTTATGGCGATTCTTGGCTGGGTGATTAATTGAGCGCGAACGACGATCTTTTACAAGCGCTGTTAAAGCGCGACAAAGCGATGGACGAATGGACTGCCGACGAATACGCGGCGGCCCTTGCCGTGCTCGAAGCGGCACACATGCAGGCGCTTGGCCATATCTCGACGCTCTGGAAGCAGGGCGATATTGCCGAGATAACGACGCAGGTTGATGCGGTGTACCTCGCGGCGGCGCAAAAAGTGAAGGCGCACATTGAAGCGACACTTCCCGCGCTTGCCGAGGAAGAAGGCGCGTTTATTCGCGTGCTTTTGGGCGACGTGTCCAAGATGCCGATCAAGAGCGCGACGATTGTATGGGCTGACATCGCGGCGCATCCGATCGACGGCTCGACGCTGGCTGATTATGCCGATGCGCTCGGGGTTAACAACGCGACCGACGTGGTGCGTGAGACACAACGAGCATTGGAGCAGGGCAAGAGCCTGGACGAGCTGGTGCAGACGCTTCGCGGGTCCGTGATAACGCGGGCGAAGTGGGCGCAGGGGAAATATGTACCCGGCACCTATGACGGCGGTGTGATGACGACCGACACGCGGCAAACGGAGATGTTCGCCCGGACTGCGGTCATGCACGTCGGGAACCAGGCGCGGGAAGCGTACTACAAGGCCAACGAGGATTTGATAAAGGGATACATGCGCGTGGAGACTTTGGACACGCGGACGTGTATCGAGTGTGGCGTGGATGACGGGCATGTATACGGGGTCAATGATCCCCGCCCTTCCCTCCCTGCTCATCCCGACTGTCGTGGGATTCTGGTTCCGGTTTTGAAAACGTACCGCGAGCTTGGCGTGGATATCGACGAGCTACCCGCAGGCAACCGGGCATCGATGGATGGCGCTGTACCGCAGTATACGACATGGCGCGACGTGCTGGCGAAGGCTGACGATAAGCGGCTATCCGCGATTCTCGGGCCGACACGCGCGGCGCTGTACCGAAATGGGATGAGCGTTGACGCGATGGTGAAGGATGGCAAGGTGCTGACGCTTAAGGAGTTGAAAGCGAAATGAAGGTGAAAGTCGTGATTAAGAATGGCGACCCAAATCATGAAGATTCGGGAGTTTTCAACGCAGAAACAGGCGAAATGCTACTCGTGCGGCGTGTCGATTTTTCGCCAATCGAACCCGACGGGCGTGTTTACGCAAAGCTCGACATGCTTATCGACGAGGTAGACATCGAGTGCGACGCTGAAATTGCGAAGCAGAATATCGAGGCTACACAGAAGCCGTTTTACATGCGGCGCTGGTGGGTAAGAACAAGGCCATGTAAGAACGCGGTGCAGGTTGGCGATTCCAGGCTTCCCGCGTGCCATGAGTTCTGTGTCCCGTGGTATGCGTGGCCGCTGGAATTGGCTTATCGCGCCATATTTGGCAAGGCGGTACTGAATGACTGATAGGCCCACGATTACCGACCTTGAGCGATTCGCAAGCTCAACGCCATTTGATGAGTCGTTTATGGCGACGGCGAAAGAACTGATCGCGTTCATGGATTCATTGCCAGACCATGTGCAGACGCGGCGCGATAGGGTGCGGGCAAGGATGAAGGCGGCACGGCGCAAGGTGCTCTATGCCATTTCCGAGGCGCTGGAAAATTTGGCGAGAAAGGTGAGGTATGCGGCATGATGACAAAGTGCATGATCCCCCGCCCAGTAAAGAAGGGCGAGCGGCTGACGATAGAGGGCGTGGAGTATGTGGCGGCGTTTATCCACCCCGTTCCGGATAGCATTTTTTACTTGGTTACATTGAGGCCCTATGAGGCCGCTAAATTATGCCAGGCGGGTGAAACGGCTTCCACGCCAGCCCCATAAGCTGGATACAGCAGGTTCGACTCCTGCGCCTGACAAGATGGCCGCAGACGTGCGGATCGTAAAAAGGGGAGCGCCTCTAAAATATGCGTATCTTCCCCTCGCATCGTAAGGCGATGGCAGGCCGGAAAGACGGTCAATTTTGTGAACCAACCGGCAAGGCCGGAAAGCATACCCCAAGGGGGAGGAAGTAAGTATGGACAAGCTCAAGGAGCTGTTGAAGAAACTGGGCGCGACCGACGAACAGGTTACCGAAGCCGAGGGCTTGGTGACTGTATCCACGCAGGCCGCAATCGACAAGGAAGTTCTTGGGCTTCGCACGAAAAACGCTGAACTGCTCAAGAAATATAAAGACCCGGACGACAACGCGAGGACGCAACTTATCGCCCTTGAAACCAAGAAGGGAGAACTGGAAGCCGATCTTGCGCGGGCACAGTCCGATCTTGCAGTCGCAAATACTGCGAAAGAGAAAGCCGAAAAAGACGCCATTGATAAAGTTGGCAAGGCTAACGAAATGGTGTCCAACCTGCTTGTTGACGAGGGGTTGACTGCCGCATTTGCTGGATTTGTGAAGCCCGCCTACCTGAACGCGCTCAAGCTGGAGCACAAGGGCAAGTTCACGGTCGAAATCGGGGAGGACGGAAAGCCCCATGCTGTCGCAAGCGTCAAGGGCGCTGACGGCACGGTGAAGAAGCTCGACCCGAAAGCATACGCAACCGAATGGCTCGGCTCGGCTGACGGCAAGGAATGGGCACTCGCAGGGGGCAACTCCGGTGGTGGCGCGGGGGGAAGCGGTGGAACAGGCGGCGCGTCAAAGGCGTGGAAAGACATGAGCCTTGATGAGCGCACTAACCTGTATAACACAAACCCGGCGCAGTACAACGCGATGTCGGCTGCATCGAATTGATTTCAACGCGGAACGTCGAGAGACAGTACCGCAACTTTTCTACTGTCGTGAGACAGAAGGAGCATTGTTATGGAGACTAGACTGGCGAACGTAGTCGTTCCGACCGTTTTCGACCCCTATGTGGCGGAGCGGGCACTTCATCTCAATAAATTCTTCCAGGCGGGCGTACTCGTAAAATCCCCCGTGCTGTTCGATAAGCTCGCGGGCGGCTCGAACACGTTCAATTTCCCGTTCTGGCAGGATCTTTCCGGCGCTTCCGAAGTGCTGACTGAAACCGGCGACATGACGGTGAATCCGATCACCGCCGACAAGATGATCGCCCGTAGGCAGCTTCGCGGTAAGGCGTGGGGCGCGAACGATCTTTCCGCCCAGCTTTCCGGGGCTAACCCCATCCAGGCCATCGGCGACCGCGTGGCGCAGTATTGGGCGACGCAGTTTCAGAGCTTCCTCACGTATTCCATTCGCGGCGTGATTGCGGACAACGCGCAGAATGATTCCAGCGACCTTATTGTGGATATTTCCACCGAGACCGGGCTTTCCGCGACCTCCGCGAACAAGATCAGCGCCGTCAAGACCATCGAGGCCGTAATGAAGCAGGGCGACCGGTTCAGCGAAATTACGGCCATCGCCGTGCATTCCGCCGTGTATACCACCCTCGTTGAGAACGACCTTATTGACTACGTGCAGGACAGCGCTTCGAGCATGTCCATCCCGACCTACATGGGGCTGAAAGTCGTTGTTGACGATGATCTCCCTGTGATCGCCGGAAGCGTGAACGGCTACAAGTACCATTCGTACCTGTTCAAATCCGGGTCCGTGGCCTTTGCCGAAAATCCCGGCAAGTACGTCGCTAACGAAACGTACCGCGACCCGAAGGGCATCGGCATCGACAGCCTGTACACCCGCAGGCAGTTCGCCATCCACCCGCTCGGCTTCTCTTGGGTACTTTCCCCTGACGCGGGAACTTCCCCGTCCGATGCGCAGCTCTATACGCTCGGTTCGTGGGATCGCGTCTACAACGCCAAGAACGCGGGCATCATCGCGCTCATCTCGAACGGCTGATAGGAGGCCACTGAATGACGCATTCTAGGAAGAGATACCAGAAGATCATACTGGCAATGGAGGATGCGCTCACCACGTCCCGCGATTTAAACGTCGCGGGGCTGGCCTCTGCCATCACCCTCGCCACCGAGCTCCGCACGGACTACGCGGCGCATGTCGCCGATGTAACCGTGGGCGAAGTAACGGGGGAGCATAAGGCGCTTCATACGGCAGGACAGCTTGCGACTACGAGTGTCGTACCCTATAACCTCACCACACTCCTCGCCCTCGTCAACGACCTCACGGCGAAATATACGCTCCATAACACGGACGCTATCGCCGCCTCGCCGACCTACCACCAGGCGCAGGACACGACCCATGCGCTCGCGGCTGTTACCGCTGTGACCACGCTTTCCGGGGCCATCACCCGCCTGAACGACATCAAGGCGAAGTACAACGCGCACGACGCCGAAAGCACGGCGCATACCACCGGAAGCCAGTACCAGATCGAAGCGGCTGACGGCGCGCTCGGCGCAGCCATCAAAGTCACGACCGGCATGGAAAACGTGAAAACCGGCGACCTCGTCTCCTGGTCGATTCTCAAATCGGGAACCGGCACGGTGACAGGCGTTTCTGCTGTGGCAAGCGCCGGCGGCGTGACGTTCACATTCAGCGCTGACCCGCAGGACGACGCGATCATTTCGTATTGCGTCGCGGCAGAGTAAGGGAGGCCGGGAATGGATGGATTTAAACTACCAAAGGGCGCACTCGATAAGGAAAAGATGAAAGCCGTCCTTTCCCGGCTCGGCGCTCTCGAAAAGAACAACGTCGCGCTTGAAAAAAGAATAGCGGCGCTTGAAAAAGCGGCTGAAAAGAAGGCGGGGAAATAATGTCCCTAATCGTTGAAACCGGCGCGGGCATCGCTTCCGCCGAAGTGTACTCAACTCTCGCGGAGTTCAGGGCCTACCGTCCTCGCGGTGGTCTTGCGCTCCCTGCGGGGTTGTCTGACCCACTGACGGAAGCGGCGCTTGTGCGCGGCACGGCGTTCGTGGAAGGCGCGTATGCTCACCGCTGGCCCGGTGTCCGCGAAACCGAAACGCAAGGGCTTGCATGGCCGCGCGTCGATGCGTGGGACGATGACAGCTATCCGCTGGAACTTGTCCCCGCCGGCGTGAAGAACGCTTGCATGGAAGCGGCACTGATCGAAGCCAACACCGTCGGCGCTCTGTCGCTGGCCCTGGAACGCGGCGGCATGGTGATACATGAAAAGGTGGGAAACCTTGAAACGGGCTACGCAAACAACGCTCCCGCCTCCACGGTCTACCCGATCATCAAGCAATGTCTCTCGGGCATCGTGCGCGGCGGTGGCGGCGTAAGGCTGTCTCGGTGAACTACATCGCGGAACGCGCGAAGGCAGCCGCAAAGATAGCGGCAAGCGGGAAGCTTCTCACTCTCCGCTATCCCGGCGCAGCGTTCGAATACTGGGTGCAATCTTATGATCCGGTATTGGGCGACACGTGGACGCTTACCGTTCCCGAATCGGTCATCATTACTCTGACCACGCTCAACGATTACGGCACATCAGGACAGTACGGCCGCTACAACGGCGAACTGTATCAAAACGTGGTTCAGGGCGACCTGCTACTTGATGGTACGTGGATTCTCGACGGAAGCGAATATCTCGACGGGATCAATGACGATTGGCTTAAATGCACGCTGGCAATGCATACAAATCCCGGCGTTATACCTTCCGATTACGCAGTCCACGCTTTGGAGCTTTCGTACACCGACAAGGATTATGCGAACGAAAATATCAAAGTCGGCGACCGCAAGTTTATGGTGTCTGCTTTATCTGACAGTGGCGTAGTGATACCTAAACCGAACGTCGGCGGTACGCTCTATGTGGGAACTTCAACAGGTACGGCGCTTGTAATCGTTACGGTCGAACCGTTTGAACCGGGCGATACGGCGATTTACTACACCGTGCAGGCAAGGGGCTGATATGAACGTAGCGGGCGACGGAATGTTTTCTGCCCCGATTGCTTCCTTCGTTGGAAAGGTCGCGGCGCAGAACACGCAGGTATGCCGCAAGACGCTCGTTGACGTAGGAACCGCGATCATTGAAGCAACGCCCGTTGATAAAGGGCCGACGCGGAACAACTGGCTACCGTCTACCGGCTCACCCGCAAGCGGAAAGCCTGACGCAGAAGGAAGGAGTGGCGATGTTGCGATAGCGGCGGTCAGAGCTACGGCGGCCGGATGGAATCCTGAAAAAGAGGATGCATTCATGACGAACAACAGCATCGTTGCCGTCGTGCATGAATACGGCCTCTATCCGAACCCGCCAAAGAAAGGAACGGACAAGACGATCAACGGATTCAGTACGCAAGCGGTCGGCGGCATGGTGGGATTGACCATCGCCAAGAAGAGGGGGGGCTGATGAGCTTACTCGACGTACGCGCCGCGCTCCTCACTCGCGCTACTGCCGCCTCTCCTGGGGCCGCGATTCCTGCCGCTTCGACGTGGTTCGAGAAAAAAAAGCACATGTCAGGGGTGACTGAGATTGCGCCGCCCATAAATGCCCTTTGGTATCGCATCATCTGGATGCCGAACGCGCAACCGAATAGCGACGGCATAGGACAGGGCGCAAAGGTACGGCATACGGGATTCTTGCAGATCAACGTCTGCGAACCCCGCGATAATGGCGACGTTCCCATGACGACCGAAGCACAGAGAATCATGGACTGCTTCAAGATGGGGTTGAACCTTCTTTACGGTTCGCAGGGCGTTTCCATCTTGTCTACCGGTATGGTGAAGGGATTATACGACGGCACGACGGGAAACCCAGTTGTCGCCGTGCGCGTGTACTGGATGGCTGATGTAACGAATTAGCTGATCTACCTTGTGTAGAAACAGTATCCGGTTTCCGCAAGAAATTGCGCGGGACTTGCCCGACGAAGACTTTGTTAATCGGGAATTATTTGCGGACGGAGACGCGTTGCGACTTCGAGAGCCTAAGGCTCGCTCCGCTGGCAGGCTGGAAAGACAGCCTACTTTGGCGTTTAGTCCGTCAGTAGGAACGTCGTGATGACAGTACTGAACGCGGATATCTTTTAGAACACGAACGTCGAGAGACGTACGGAGGGAATTATGTCAAGAGAAAGTGGCTCCAGGTGGCAGCCTTCATACGTCACCGAATCGGCGCTCGGTACTCCTAGCGGGACTGCGTTTACCAAGACAAGGCTCTTGCTCTCCTCGGAAGGCATCGCGCAGAAGCGAAGCAACCTCCAGAGCCAGCAGGCCGTAGGTGATCGCTCCGTCGCGCAAGGCAGGCTTGGCAACAAGACGAACACGTTCAAGGGCACGGGCGAGCTATCCTACGGCACGTTCGAGGACTTCATTGCCTCCGCATGTATGGCGGCATGGGTCGCGGCTGGCACGGCGATTTCCGCTTTGACCGTGACAGTCGTTGCGAGCACCACGAATACAATGGCGGCAACCGGAATTGGCGGCGCGGCTGGATCGCTTATCGCGGTTGGCGATTACGTGAAGGTGTCGGGCTTCACTGGTGCGTATATCGGGAATAACGGATATTGGAAGGTAACGGCACGCGGCGACGATCTTCTCACCTTTGCCGAAGCGAAGCATCCTGAAACTGGCACTTCCCTGCTCACTGCGGCATCGGCACAGGCGGACATCACGGTACAACGCTGTTCCTACTGCATAACCGGATCGACGGAAAAATCCCTTGCCTTCGAGGATGCATACCTTGCCACTTCTCAGTTCTGGGAAGCCCTCGGCTGTGTGGCAAACGGCATGACGCTCGGCATCGGCCTCGACGCCATCGTGACGTGCGGCTTCGACTTCATCTGTAAATCGGTACTAGGGCCAGCTGCAGTAAAGTACGCTGTCTCCTACACCGACGCGTCCGTAACCCTCCCGATCCGCGCGACCGACTGCGTGCTGATCTTCGACGC